CGTGAGTTCGGGATCCGGACTCTCCGCCGTTCAGGCGTCGGAATACGCGCTGCTCACTGGCGATGCCACGCTCATGGCATTGGTGCGCGGAGTGTTCGACGCCGTGCCGGAGAATCAGGCATATCCGTACATCGTCCTGGGCGAGTCGACCGAGGTGCCGTTCCGGACATTCGGGTTGAACGGCCACGAGATCACGCGCACGCACCACATCTACGATCAGGACGGCGCGGTTTTCAAAGGCGTCCCTGCCTCTGGGTCGGCGCGCGGCTACGCGATCATGAATCGCATGATCCAGGTGTTGGAAGCGGCGCTTCCTTCGGTCGCCGGCTTCGCCACTGTGGACTACATGTACGAGTTCGGCCAGGCGATTAGAACCACAGACGACGCCGGCGCGACCTACCGGCACATACCAGTGCGCTTCCGCTGCGTGCTGCAGGATCTCGCATGAAATCCATGACACAACAGGAGCAGCGTGTGATCGTGGCGTCGCTATGGAGCGCACGGGCCGCGGTCGACGTCGCGTTGACGGCGTTCGGCGAACTCGTGGACGACGCGGATGACGATGAAACGCATTGCACGCATCCGCTAGAGATGCGCCAAGACATGACCACGATGGGCGGCCCCGAGGGATGGCGGTGCCGTAGCTGTGGCTTTTCCACCCTACCAGAAGATCCACCACCGGATTTACCACCGGACCTACCAACAGAACCGCCCTTACAGGCAGAACAGGAGAGCTGAACCATGGCCGCATCAGCAGGCAAGGCGTGTATCGTCAAGATAGGCACGCAGGCGATCGCGAACATCAAGAGCGCGAGCGTCGAGATAGACGGCACCAATCTCGACGTGACCGCGATGGGCGCTGGCAACAGCTTCATCAGCCGCATTCAGGGGCTCATGGATGCCAAGATCACGCTCGCCGGTAACTACGACACGGCTGACACACTGGGCCAGGTTGCACTCCGCACGGCGTTCCTCGCCGGCACCGCGATAACGCTCGTAGTGCTGCCCAACGGCACAAACGGGTTCTCGACGTCCGGCTTCATCAGCAAGTTCACGGTTTCGTCCGACGTTGCCAAGGAGAACGATCTGTCGATCGACTTCGAGGGCTCGGGCGGCGTGACGTTGATCTAACATGGCCGCCATAGCGGGGCGCGCAGCACTCATCCGCGTTCCCGGCGCAGGAGTCGCCTTCACGCAGGAGGCGACCACCGGGAACGCGGGGCGCACGGTGTACACGATCTCGAATGCCGTAAAGAGCATTTGGGATCCGCAGATCGCGGTGTTGGTTGAGACATCGCCGACGGGATCCGTCTGGACCACGGCCAATCCGAGCACGTACAGCCTCAATCGGCTTGCGGGCTCGGTTACGTTCTTCACGCCGTTGGGCGCGGGCTATTTCGTGCGCGTATCGGGCACGTATCTACCGACTTCGATCGTTGCGGGCGGCAAGTCGTGGACGTACACGATTACAAGCACGCTTCTGGACGCGACCGACTACGACAACGCCAACACCAACGGCGGCTTCCCCACCAAGATCCCGAACTTCTTCGACGCGTCGGGCTCGATCAGTCGCTGGTATCAGGCAGTGCCCGATCTCTATTTCGTCAGCGCGCTCACGAATGCGTCGTTCGTTGTGATCGAGTTCACGGCGAATCGAGCGGTGGGATACGACTGCCGCATCTGCGGGATACTGAACAAGGAACAGGTCCAGGCGAACGTCACGGCGTTGACCGATGAATCGGTTGACTTCGAGGGATTCCCGGACATCGACGGTCACGTCGTAAGCAACTAGCCCGACACCAAACACCTCACTTCACCACTCCAACGAACAGACAATGCTGCTCACACGAAACGAGATACTGGAAGCCAAGGATGTAAAGACCGAGATCGTGTCCGTGCCGGAATGGGGCGGCGACGTCAAGGTGAGGTCGCTCACCGGGGCCGAACGCGACGCGCTCGAGTTCGCGCTTCAGGATGACAAGACGAACATTCGCGCCAAGTTCGCGGCGGCGGCCATCGTCGACGACAGCGGCGCGCAGCTATTCACAGCGCCCGACATCGAGGCGTTGGGCTCCAAGTCTGGCAAGGCGTTGGGGCGCGTGTTCTCCGCGATTCAGCGAATCTCCGGACTCGCGGCCGATGGAGCGGAGGACGCGGAAAAAAACTCCGAAGCCACCACGGTCGCCGATTCTACTTCCGACTTGCCAAAGATCTCGGAATGACGGTCGCGGAGCTCCTGGCCCGCATCTCAAGCCAGGAGCTCACCGAATGGGTGGCGTTCTATGTGATGGAAGCGAAGGACATGGAAGCGGCGCAAAAGAAAGCGCCGCGCGGCAGCAGGCGACGATAACTGCGCGGGCGATTAACACGACGGAGGCTGTACGGGTCAAGCAGCGACGATGATGGTGAAGATCGACGCGGACATCACGTCGCTCACCAAGAATCTCGACAAGGGTCAGAAGTTGGTCATGAAGGCGGCCGACGCCATGGGATCGCTCGGCAACAAGATGATGCTAGGCATCACGTTGCCGGCGATCGCAGCGGCCGGCGAGTTCGCCAAGATGGCGGCCTCGGCCGAGAATTCTGGCGCTCGCTTTTCCCGCGTGTTCGGCCCGATGACGGACGACATGCAGGCGTTCCTCCGCTCCGCGCAGAAGAATATCCCCGAGACAATAGGGGACTTGGAGCAGCTATCGTCGCGCGTCATGACGATGACCGAAAGCATGGGTTTGGCGCCCGCCGCATCCGAGAAGATGAGCAAGGGCATCATTTCGCTTGCCGGCGACATGGCTGCTTTCAACAAGGAAGGGTCGATCGACAACGCGCTTGCGACGCTCGAGGCAGGACTCGCCGGTCAGACGCGCGGCCTCAAGGAGTACGGCGTCGTAATATCGAAAGCCGACGTCCAGACCGAGGCGTTCAAGCTCGGCATCATGTCGAGTGGCGAGAAGCAGACCTCCGCCGGGACAGCGGTCGCGACCAACGCGCTCATGCTCGACCGTTCGACCAAGATTCAGGGCGAAGCGGCGCGCACGGCGAAAGACGCGTCACAGCAATTCCAGTTCATGAAGGTGGCGTTGGAGGACACGGGCGAGCGGATCGGCTCAATCATCCTGCCCGCGGTGGTCGCGCTCGCCAATGGCGTCCTCGCCATGCTCAAGGGATTCCAGGCGCTTCCGAGCTGGCTGCAGGAGGCGACGGTTGGTTTCGTCGCACTCGCGGCGGCGGCGGGTCCGCTACTCAAGATCGTGTCCCTTCTCACCAAGCTCTCGGTACTCATTGCGGCCGCAAAGACGGCGTTGGGGTTGGGCGGCGCGGCCGTCGAGGGCGCCGAAGGTGGCGGCTTTATAGCGGCGCTATTGTCGCCCGTGGGCCTGGCGATCGCCGGTATCGTAACGCTGACCGCCGTGCTCTACGGCGCTTACAAGCTCTGGCAGCAATTCCAAGCGGACGAACTCCACTTCTCGCAAGGCGGTGTCCTGGCCAACGTCAAGCGCATGGCTACGACCGGGTCGTTCTTCGACCGGAGTTCCGCGTCGGGATCCGACCCGTCGCTCTCGGCGCAGGCGCTCGCGCAGGGCATGTACAAGTCGCTCGCGCTCTCCGGCAAGGATCTCTCGGGCAGCTCCGCATTTACGCAGCCCGAGGATGGCCCGACCGCGCTCATTCAGAAGGCGCAAGCGCTCGCAGCTGCGTTCGATTACGCGAAGGAGCGCGGCGACAACCTGCTCGCGTTCTACAGTCGTGCAGTCGCGATGCAGACGCAGCTCAACAACCTGGCGCAGCACGGGAATGCGCGCGAACGAAAGGCGGCTCTGGACGCGTCGAGAGCGCTCAATCCGGTCACGGATTTCGGCGCACTCAGCGCACTGGGGATAGTCGATCAGCCCAAGAAGATTGACAACATCGCGCCGGGCGTCTTCATGGGCGGCCTGAGTTCGACAACGTCGATGCTAACCGAGGCGTTCAGCGACGCCCTGAACGGCAATGGGTCTGTCACCGATGTACTGACGCGCGCTGTCAATGCGCAGGATCAGCTTTATAAAGCCATCGCAGCACAGGGTGGAGACGTCAATTCGGTGACGACGGGCGCGAACTCTATGCTAGACGCGTTGTCTGGCATTATCGGCGTCGCGAACGAGCATGGCATCTTCTCCAAGGTTGCAAACCCATACACAGCCAGTTCGCAGTCGGCCAATGGGACGAGCGTTAGCGCGGCAGGATACGACGCGGTTACAGCAGCGAAAGCGGCTGCGGCAAAGGCGCTCCCTGCATACAACAACAATCTCGCCACGAGCCTCGCAGCACTGAAGGACGTGCAAGACCCGTTCAACGCCGCTGGCGAAGCTGCGCTCAGGCTCGGGCAAGCGCTACGGGCAGGAGTTGAGACGTTCGATACGAATTGGCAGGAACTGAAGCAGGGCTTCCAAGACATAAGAAATGGGACCGTCGACATCGGCGGATCGCTCAAGACGGCAGCTAACGCGGCGATTGATTTCGCGGTGCAGGCTGCCAACGCTATTGCGTCACGAATCTCGGGCGGCGGTTTCTTCGGCGGCTTGGGCGCGGCCTCCGGCGGGACGCTTACGAGCAGCGTCTTAGGTGGACTTGCTGGACCAATTGGCGCGATCGGTGGTGCGCTGATAGGTCGCGGGCTCGACAGCATCTTCGGCACCGGTGGCCCAACCTCGCACGCGGCGACCGCACTCAACGGGCTTGCAACGGCTGCGAATGCCGTCTCCGCATCGCTCTCCAATGCTCCAAGCGGATTCCGGGTCGGGCAATACGAATACGCCGCCGAGGCGCCGTCTGCCACGAGCGGCGTCGTGATCACGGGCGACGTGCACCTCTATGGCGTGACCGACATCAACGACATGTACAACAAGCTCTCTGACGTGGCTGCGGAGAAGAGTTACCGCGGCGGCACGCAGAGACTGTCAGCGGCCTTGAGTCCTGCGATATAATGGCTACGCTCACAGTTGGCGGCGTCACTGTTCCCGTCTCGACTCAGACACCGCCCACGCGCGAGACGGTCGAGTATGGCGACTTCACCGAAGCCTTCGACGGCACCGACCGCGGAACGATAGTCGCGCGCAAGCGCGTCTGGACGGTGACGACGGCACTTATGACGCAGGCCGCCGCCGATACACTGGAAGCGGCGATCCTGGGCACGCCGCCCGTCACCGCGAACGGCGACCTCTATGAGAACGCGGCGACGAGTGTGCGCGGCACCATCACGGGCTACCGCACGGTGCAGGTGCGAACGGGATTTCAGGTCTCGATTAC